CTACGAATAACTTCGAGAATTTAAGCGGTTTCACAAAAGCCGATTGCATATCAACACCTGAAGCCTTATTTAGGAGAGTGCATCTTATTAATGTGAGGAGATCAAAAGATACATCATCTTTTAAGCAGGATTTGACATATAAGAAGTTTGATCATATGAAATCTAAGAAATGGGAAACAGCATTTTTGCACGAGAACGCGGATATAGATTTGGATTGCGTTAATGAAAACATGACGGATGAGGAGACGATGGTATGGTTGATCTCTTTGATTCGGTCATTGGAACATTGTAGAGAGGACAACAGTCAAATATTGAAGCTATCACCAAAGCAGATGACAAGTATTTTGCTCAAGAGTGGTCCCCAATTAAAGAAGAAAGATGAGTATCACGATGTTCCTCTTATAGAACCTCAGTTGTTTGAATGTGCATGGGAAAATGCAATGTATGGTTATGAGATTTTGACTGAGTGGACGCGATACATAGGCAATTACCTACAACCCAAGATTGATCTTCAGTCTATAGTGGATAATATAAAGTCACTCAGTTTAACTCATATTTTTGGAGGATTGGCAGTGGCTATGATAACGGCTGTTGTAGGTAAATTTACTTGGGACGCTTGTTTCTCGCGAATGATGGTAACATCGTCACCATTAGAATTCTGGGAGGCTAAATTGAAGACGTTCGAGAAAGAAAAGGACATGTATGTGAAGCAAAGTGGTAATGATGATGAGATACCAGAACATGTTAGATTACTGACTAGACATTCTAGGATTTTGAAGTACGATGAATCAGGAAAGACATGTTATACGCACGCTATAGTGTCAGGAGAGTATGTAATAGTACCATCTCATGTAGAGATTGATGATGCTTATGTGGATATTTACCAGTCTTGGGAACATATGCGCAATACGCATGTAGAAGCAGAAAGAGTTAGTGTTCAGAAAGTGAAGGGATACTTATCGGTTGATATTGCAATATACAAGTTCAAGCAGTTTCCTGTATTGTATAAGAGAATTCGAACGCTTTTTACTGATACGATGACTAGATCTCCTTACGTTTACATGATTTTGTCAAACAAGATCATAAAGATGTTACGAGGTAAACACGTGTCTTATAACACATCTGAAGTTGCGTATTCATCGGCTACACAGAATTATGCACATCCTGAATATTCAGGGTTTGAGACTCCGTTGAGTGCAAACGGGTTTTGCGGAGGATTTTTGGTGGATGCATCAGGTGTCGTAATAGGTATGCACGTTGCAGGAGATGAGAATAAAGGATTTTGCGTTCAGCCTAGTGAGAATATCGGAAAGGAGATCAATGATATATTAACCAATAGTAGTGAATGTGAATTTGAGATAGACACTGAGGTCACGCCTGGTATTTCGGGAGCTCGGCTACGTTATGACCAAGGAGAGATAAGCAAGAAATACCCCATAGCTAGAACATCATTAGCTCCTACTATATTTCACTCCGATTACAATTCGGACGTGAAGGGAATAATGAAGGAAATGGGGTTGAGGCAGAAATCACCCCCTGTTGTAGAGAATGCTATTGACACCGTAGAGACGGCGGTTTTGAAGACGTTTAGCCATCAAGGAGACATAACTGATGAAGAGGATGCATATGTGGAGAGTGCTTTGAGCCTCATGATTCCTACATTTAAAGAGATTTCATGGGATGAAGTAGCGTTTGGAAACGCAGATTTGCCACCCATTAATAAAGACTCAAGCAACGGGTACGGTATGAAGGCTGGTAAAGAGCATTACATCAATTATAAGGAGAGGTACATATATGATGATACTTTGAAGATGTTGGACACGTTTAGGAGTCAGTGTGAGGATGGAACGGTTAAGATTAGCTCTATGTTAGGGGTTGAATCCATTAAAGATGAGTTGCGCCTTCCTGATAAGGTTAGGGATCCAAGAACGTTTAGAGTCGTTCCCTTAACCCACATGATGTGGTCTAAGAAGATTTTGGGTGAAGTGGCTGTACATATTAAAAAGAATATGCACGAAACTGGTATATGCTCAGGATTTAACCCGTATAAGGATATGCATGTTTTAGCCGGGAAACTGAATGATTGTGATGTTGTGTGCGATGTGGATTTTAAGAAATGGGATGGATCTCTTATAGCTAGAATAATGAAGATAGTTAGCAGGATTTTTATTAGAAATTATGAGGGAAGTAATACAGCTGTGTTGGAAGTATTGATGAATAATGTATTTAATAGCACTGTATTGGTGTATGATGCTGTATGGAGGACTACGCACGGTATGCCATCAGGTACGTGGCTAACATTTTTGCTAAATTGCTTGTACAATAAGGCGCTTACAGCAATAGTATTGCATAGGAATGGAGTAAGGGATCCAGCGGCCCTGTTTGAAGTAGTAGATTACGTTACGGGTGATGATAAAATATGTGGATCTTCTGGCAAGTATTCCAAAATATTGAATGCTTATACAATTAAGGAAGTGGCAGAGAGTTTGGGCATGCAATGTACTAATGGGGACAAGACACAGATAAGGAGTCCTTCCATGCCATTTGATAAATTAAATTATCTTAAGAGAGAGTTTCGATATTGTCCCAAATTGGAGAGGTGGGTTGGAGCGTTGTCTTTGGAGACTATTGTGAACACCATACAATGGTTTGATAACA